TGTTCTTAGACCACTTACAATCTTTACAGAGTTTGAGGTCAGTCATTCCACCTCCAGGTTCTCTCAAGGATACCAATATCAAAACCAAACTTATATACCCAGAACAGAATACTCAAAGTAGAACCAGAACCTGATTTTATTTGAATATAAGGCCAAGATGGATAATCATTCCAACTTACAGATGCCTGAAGCAAACTCCAACCTTTTAGATTGAGAACCTGAACATACCATTCGTGTCCAAAATCTTCACAGTGCTTAAAGTTAATCAGGTTCATTTTTCTTCGAGAGGTTGGATAAGATGAAAGTCAGAATGATGCACCACAACACGAACCTCATGCGCTCGAGAAACACCTCTATTAACGAGAATTGAGATTGATTGTTCGCACACAAAAGCAATCACACCAGTGACATGCTTATATGATACTGTGGTTCCTTCAACAAACACCGTTCAGATACTCCATGAACATGTACTCCTCTGGTTCCTGACCATCAACTACAAACTCAAGATAGAGTGCATCAGCATCATCGAGTCGATCTTCTGTCACCAGTTCACACATACGGTTGTTCCAGTATGCTTCAAGTTCACACATCATTTGTTCGGTGTTCATACAAAACATGCTTCAAGAGGGTTGAGTTTAAGCAGCATAGCAGAGTAAGGTGTAGTTCTCATAGGATCTACTACATCACCCACTGTCGATGAATTGATTGGTGAGTGCCACTGTTCGGTTTTGGAATTGTAGAATCCCCAAATACACCGAACAGGTTTGCCATTGTTATAATCATAACGGCAGTCAGGACAAATCCAAATTGCGGTGACATTTCTCTTAAATGGAGTTTGCTCATAATGATAACCTATCGGTGCTTTGTGAGGGAACTTGACAGACATCAGGTGGTAAATGCTTCCACTACTCGGGACTCTTCGTTTTCTGCAAGAACAAACTTTTGGGCATCAACGACATTTTTCATAATCAAATTATCATATTTGTCAAGGTATTCCTCCCTATATTCGACAAGAATATCGTGAACTTCATTATCACTTTCACCTATTACTGCAAGAAGTCCAGAGTATTCCGAGGTAGGGAATGGAACCCAGAAATCAATAAGATAAAGAAACTTTTGTGCCATCAACCTCATTTGCTTAACATAAGAATAATAGGTGATTTGAGGAAAGAAGTCAAGTGATTTGTGCAACTTGTGGAACTGTCCACCCCTTGTGATGTCTTGCTTTCCCTTTTATTACATTAGTCAAAGATTTTCTTTCCAATCCATGTGTTCTACAAAACTCTCTTAGAGTTGTGTTTATAACAATTTCATTTCCTTCAGGAGATATTAAATGATATTCTCTGGCAAATATTTCTCTTTTTCTTTTTAACATTTTTTCTTTAGTTTCAGTTTTATGTTTTTTATTAAACATACCATTTTTATTTCCAGGAAGAGCCTTTCTACTGCTATCTTCTCTTATCTTTCTTATTCTGGTATATCTTTCAATCTCTTCTTCTGTTCTTGGGACTAATTTATATTCTTTATGATGCAGTCTCTTACCATAAAGAGTTTCGTGAATATGTCCCACATTTAAATTGTGTCTAAGGCAAAATTTACTGAGATTTCTAATCTCTTCAATATTTCCGTCAGGAAATCTTACCAAGTATTCCCCAACATTAACTGGTTCTATGTTTGATTTTGATATGTAATCTGGATCTTCATTAAAAAATAAGTAATCATCTCCAGACACGTTAAAATATTCGTTCAATTTTTGAACGTTAAGTTTTTCCATACTTCTACTCTTAAAATGTCCGCAATTAATATTTATACTAAAAGAGAGGAGATTTCTCTCCTCTCACCCTTAAAGTTTGCGGACATTTAAGGTAAAACTATTTATCAGTTCGGCAGAGATTAGTCAACTGCCTTTGTAGTTCAACTTGAACGGAAATCAGTTTACCATAAAGAAACTGTTGGTACTCATTGCCCTCTATGAGTTTTGTAAGATTGTCTATTTGTTGAAGAGCAAGAATGATTTTAGTTGTTTGATTCATTTTCAGCAGTCATTGCTTCAATCTCTTCATCAAGATACTGCTCAGCATCAGGATTCTCACATCGTGCAAGTTTTGCTTTCAGGTCACGAACTTGTTTTTCCAGTTCATAATTCTTGTTCTCCAGAGGAATAACTTTGTTGCTATACTCTTCTGCAAGATACAAGTCATACTCATCAGCAACTTTTTTCATATCCTCAAAACTGCGCATATCATTAAATGCGAGTGAGCAAGCACCTTTCATAATACTTTGCTCGTCAAATCCCATCGTGCGCGCAATCGTTCCAAAGAATCGGAACAGTTGAATGGTGTTAATATCTTCAGTGGAAATCTCAAAAGTATAATGCTCTTCGGGAAGCATCTCATCATCATAGATACCAGAACCACCATAATTGGGAGTCCATTCGGTATCAAAATTAACTTTGAGTCGTGCTTTGTAAGTCATTTGGATTTCATCTCAATTTGTGCCTTGTCATTGTAATACTTCTGAAACATCTGATGGTCACGATGAATCAGAAATGCGTTCCATCCAAGAATGGCAACCACACCGAAGATGATGTAAGAAGGTTTCACTGTGAGAGTGCTTATATTATAGGTACACTTTGGAGGTGAGTAACTTTAATCTCCCTTACCTTCCAGTGACCTTACAAAGAGTTCGGTGAATCGTTCTTGCTTCTCAGGATGAACTGATGCAGGATTGTCATGAATCGCAACTCTAAGAGCGTTCAATTCATCCCATTCTTCTGTTGTAAGATTTGATCCACCTGTCTTTGCGAGGGTCATTAGTTGCTCCCGTGATTTATGCGCATATCCTAACAGTATTTAATGCAAAAGTGATAGTTCTTAATATTATTTTTAGAGTGTTGCAATACTTCTTTACTATCTAAGGTATCTTACTGAATCCATCCTTACATCTACTATAAAAAGTCCCGTTGATATAACAGGACTTCTCTGGTTCATAGTATTTTATGACTGATGGTTTTGGTTGATCAAGAGCACAAGGTCCTCGATTTGATAATGCGCTACCAAAACAAAGTGTTAATGCAGTTGGTATTAAAAATTCAAGACTGTACATCTACTTTTTTCATTTCAAAACTACCACCACCACGATCAATCCATTCTACAGTATCATCTTCCTTAAGTCCAGCAACTTCAAGTAAATCATCAGGAAGATTGATATAACAATCACCAGTCAGTCCATCAATCTGAACGGGAAGTTGCCACTTTACAACTTTATCTTTTTGAGTATTCAAATATTCTTGATGACTTGATTCCCAAAAGTCATTCCAAACACCTTGATATTTTGATGATTGATTCTCATTAGCATTTAGAAGTGTAAGAAGTTCATTCATCCGAGATGCTTGAATTGTGTGATACTCATGGTTCTCACGAACTACTTTCACAATCGTATCATAAATCTCCTGAGGTGTTACATCATCAGAAGAGATTGCATCATTAATCCAGTTTTCTAGATTTTCAAGAGAATACTTTTTGTAATCAAAGTCAGTCATTTTTCTTTCTTGTGAAGTTTTTTGAGTTGTTTATACTCTTCTTTGATCTCTTTGTATGCCTGTTCTGGTGTCATCTTATCACCAACCTCAAGATTTACAATGATACCAACTCTATTGGCAAACATCGCCATTGCTTTCTCGAAATCTGTCAGATCGTAAGACATTGTTGTTCTCCAATAGTTCTAACCTATTTAAGATTTCATGGAGAACATTTGTTGTTTCAATGTTCTCTTGTTCAAGTTTCTCAATACGATCAAGCAGACTTTCCATCATCTTTGTTATGTGGATGAGGAGCATACAGGGGACCAGGATAATTCCCAGCAAACTTATTCAGTTCTTGAAGTGCAGCAACTGTTTCCCGAGTTTCAGTCCATTCCCACGAGTTTCCATTCTTATCTACAAATGTACGGGTTGTCATAGTTTACCACCTACAGTGCCTTCATAAGTGATTGTATCATCACTGAACCCCTCTTGTCTACCCTTAAGGATATATCTTGTAGCCCTTACACATTCACCTTCATGAAGTGCAGTGACGATACACTTACCATCCTTATCATAAGAATCCCAGAGTCCATACTTCTTCTTTTCTACACGAAAAGCATCATCAATCCATTCCATCGTTCATTTCCTTCATAAGTTCTTCTGCCATTTTCATGGACTTTCTGTGCATATTCCACCTGACAATTGGATTACCAGGATTATACAACACCCACCATTTGAGTTTCTCATACTGCAATCTCCACCACCGACTGTAAATAACAATCAACTGTGCAATGGACATATCTGTGATGACCAGATATAAAAAGATTGCAAATATAAGCAACCAAAGGTAGTATGATGTCATCTGATTTTATGCAAAAAATCTAAGAGTTGTTCCTGCACTCTATCCAACTGCACATTACATTCTTCTTTTGTTGCTCGATTCTTAAGAAATGGATAATGTCTATAAACCATTTCTATCACTAAGTCAACTGCTTGCTGATGTTTGTTTTGGGACATCTTTCTGAATAGTTACAGGACAGGATGGAACTACTTTACGAATCTCATTGATCACTTCAAGTCTTTGTTGTGGAGTTAATCCAACAACACTAGAAATCCGATTCACTAATGAGAATGCTTGGGAGCATGATAATATGGTTGATAAAAGTACAACCATAACTTTCTCCTATTCTGTTACTATTTAATGATTTCCCAGTGTTCATTTCCAGTCTTAGGAACCCATGTAAAGTATTTGCGATTGATGGATGCTAAGAAGAACATCTCATCAGTCTCTTGCTCTACCTCCATAGCGTGAAGAGAGTTCATAAGGTTTGCAAATCTGTTCTTTGCCTTAGAACTCTTGGGTTTGATGTTGACGAATTGTTTCTTGGTTTTCATTGTGTCTTTAAGAACTTAGAGTTTGATCTTCAACCCCAACAAAGGTAGTCTAAAGGGTCTGATGGGTATCTGTCAAGTAGTCTAGGTATTTTCCATAAAGCAATTCTTCCATTTCAAATGCTTGTACCTCCCAAGGTTGTTCTGAATAGTCCGTCTGAGAGTGATCTATGCCCCTCCAGTACCTCTTTCCTCTCTTATCCTTAAGAGCACCCATAACGTGCTGAAAAACGTGCCAGAGCTCGTGTAAGAGGGTTCTACAGTAATGTTCTGGAGTCATCTGATTGTGTAGTTCAATCTCAAAAGATCTTGGACGATAATCACAATCAGTTACACCAACCCATCCATAAACTCCTTCACGCAACATTCCACGATGATTGACAACAATCTCAAGTTTATGTCGTGGAAGATGTTTAGAAATAAACCATTCAACAACTCTAGTACAACGAATCTTGCTATAGTTGTACCCATCGGTGTATAATGTAAGCATCAGAATAATGCGTTCAGTGCTGCTGCTGATACTTTAACACTCCAATGTGAGACCCATATAAAACTTGTGACAAAAAGTAATCTGTCCAGTGTGGAGTACCTCATGGGGTCTTGTGTGTCTTCAGATACTATAAAACCTCCCACAGGAGTCTGGGGAGGTGTGTGTGACGGTTTTTGAAGTGACCTTAGAAGAAATTAAAGTTTACATTGATTCTACACTTGCTATCAGAACAGGTTGTACTGCGATGAGGACGTGAAGCATCAAAAAGTAACAAACGATTTTCTATAGATTTTACTTCTATTTTATCTTCTAGTATTGTAAGACCATTATTTGTATTCAAATAAAAAATTGCACCTTTATGCGAAAATTCATAATCACAATGATTATCGTGATGTATTATAGTTTCTGTAGATGGATATAAGTTTGCTTTGATCCTCATCATTGCTTTACATTGCATTATATTCATCAATGGTGCAAAGACTTGTGCTTGAGGTTCGGTATTAAAACCAGACCAGAATTCATGAGTAAAATAATAAGATGCTGGAATAGGTAGGCTTTCCTTTTCATTTGTAACAACTGGAGTTAAGTTCCAAGGAAACCCTGGATTTAACATAAAATTTCTAACATTATCAAAGTCTTCTTTCGAAAGAACATTATCTATAATTTCATAAGTCATTGAGTTTTACGATAAAGTATAAACGGAGTGCATTCCAGAATTTTTGAATACAGTCTGAATTTCTGCAAGTTCTTCATCGGTAAATGAAATATTTTCAATAATCTCTAAGAGTTCTAATTGAATCTTAGTTACATTTGCACGACCATTTTTTGCATCGGTCAGAAGTGCAATAAATTCCGTCGCAAGAGTATTCGCAAGAAGTGATTGTGAGGCATTTGCTTTAATAGTCGCATATGCGGATGTATCAATCAGTTCATCCCAGAACTTTTGATAATCTACTCTTTTTTCTTTATTTTCCTGATCCAATTCAACTAAATTCCACTCACGAGTTTGAGTATTCCAAACTCTTTCTTGAGTATAAAAATCAAAAGGAATATCTGCAATAGGACCTTTCCATCCCAAGTCATTAAGTTCCGCATCGCTTAATTCTGGAAGATCTCTTCTTGGCTCTTCACCTGGAGCATTTCTCCAATAGTCTGGAATTAGTTGGGGAGATCCTCCATTAGGGGGACTAAACTTTCCTCTAGATTCTGTTGTAAAAATATCCGTATATGACATATAAATTTTTTTCTTTATTTATGAACCTTTATCTCCCGATAATAAGAATTATAATTCTCATCAATTTCTTTTTTAAGTGATGATCTTAAATCATTAGTGATATAAACACTTCTTGCAAGTTCTATAAAAGTTTCTCCAAAGTCTTGTGATTTCTCAAGAACTCTCAAATCATCTTCGATTTTCCAAAGTTTGTGATTGACTTGAAGTAATTCTGAAATATATGTAGCATCATAGACCTGATATTTTTTTGCAATATTAATAAGATCTTGTAGTTCTTTCTTTACATATTCGCTTGTAGTATATTGAGACTTGATAGAAAGAATTGAAATCTTATCTAAGAGTTCTCCTACTGAAATTGGTGTTACAACTTTCATTATTGATATGCAATAGATGATTTTTCATCATGTTTCATCAATAGATTGAAAGAAATGATGGTTCTTATTTTTTTCGATAGATTAGTGGGGGCATAATGTAAAAGATTAGATGGAAAGAAAATAATATCTCCCTCTTCGACATCAGGTTCATATCTCTCAAGTTCTCCAGTAGTATAATTTCCAAAAGGTGAAATAAAAGTTGTAGGTTTATGAAATTTTTTATCATAATCTATAAAACACACTGCAGAAAAACCAATTGGACCATGAGTGTGAACTGCGTGATTCATATTATGATTATATTTTTGAAACCATACTTCACTAATATAAAAATCGATTCCAATTTCTTTTTCAAATAATTGAATTTCTTCTAGGAGTATATTTGTTTTGATATTAAAAGGACTAGTAATTACATTACCTACTATCTTAA